TATCTATTTGGTCCAATGTCTTCGGCTACCAAAGATATCGTCAAGCAAGTTTCTATCAGCTATCTTACTGGAGATAGTAGAGACAATACTACAAGAGAAGTTGTTTATTCGGCAGAACCAAGAGCTATTAAAAATTATACAGGTATTATCTTAACAAATCTTTCTAAAGATATAACAACAACTGATTCTTTAATTACTGTTAACGACGCTTCTTCTATAACTGTAAATACATATCTTGATATTGAAGGTGAAGAAGTATATGTAAAATCAAAATCTGGAAATGTTTTGACAGTTGATCGGGGTAGAGATAATACTACCATAACGTCTCACTTAACTGGGTCTGAAGTTAAATCAATAACCACAACGGACAATTCCTTGATAGAAGAGGGTGATGATTTTGGATTTAGTGGAAGCATTTCATGAAAATGACAAAGAAATTTGACAAGTTGGATGACGCTTTTAATGTGGAAAGCGAAATTATCGAATCTAATCAGGTAGATCCTACAGAAAAGATTGAAAAGTTGTCATCTGCGGTTGATGATATAAAAAAAGACTATGAATACACCAGAGGAAATTTATATTCATTAATTGAAAAGGGTCAGGAAGCTATAAATGGTATCTTGGAATTAGCTCAAGAAAGTGAAATGCCAAGGGCTTATGAAGTTGCCGGACAGTTAATTAAAAATGTGGCAGATGCTACAGATAAATTGATGGATCTTCAGAAGAAACTAAAAGAAGTAGAAGAAGAAAGACAAGCAAAAGGTCCAACTAATGTAACAAATGCTTTATTTGTTGGATCGACAGCAGAGTTAGCAAAATTACTCAAAAAACAACCTACCGATGAAAACCTTTAAACAGTTTCAAGAAGAGTGGACTAATAAATATAAAAAGAGTATTGACTGCTCAAATCCAAAAGGATTTTCTCAACGTGCTCATTGTGCAGCGAGAACAAAAAGAGCAAAAGGTGAAGAAACTAAATCAAAACCAGTTGAATGAAGAATCAAAAATTCTCCCACAAAACACCACATCTAAAAGGAAAACAACATAGGTTGGATCCCAATTTAGATTTAAAACATTTAGTTCATCACTCAACAGTTCAGTATGTTGATAGGGATGCTGATGGTGATGTGGACATTTATGATGAACCAGGCAAAAAAACTCCAGATGAAAATGTAATGAGTGCTCCAGTGGGAGCAGAAGTTGCTTCAAGAAAACTTATTGCTAAACAAAAAGGAGAATTGAAGCATACTAAAAGAGGTGTTGCTTATGAAGAAACTAAATCAGGAGATGAAGGTCTTAGAGATTGGTTTGGAAAATCAAAATCTTCTGATGGGAAATCTGGGTGGGTTCAACTAGGGGGAAAATGGGCAGGTAAACCATGTGCTCGCCAACCAGGACAAACTTCTACTCCAAAGTGTGGCAGTTCCAAAATGGCAGCAAACCTATCACCCGAAGAAGAGGAAAGATCTAGAAGCAGAAAAAATAGACAAGATCCAAATCAACCAGAAAAAACTGGTGGAGCAAAACCAACTAACGTAAGAACTGAAGAAATGGACATTCAAGAAGTAAAAGACAAACCAGGAAAAGGTAGTGGAGAAAAAGATGCTTGCTATCATAAGGTAAAGTCTAGGTATGACGTTTGGCCAAGTGCATATGCTTCGGGAGCACTAGTCAAGTGCCGTAAAGTTGGAGCAGCAAATTGGGGAACAAAAACGGAAGAAATGCATATGCATGAAGAAGAAAGATATTGCCCCCTATGTGCTAAGAGAGAAACTAGATCGGAATGTTCTTATGGGGAAAAAGCGTGGGACAAAGTATCGGTAAAAGATGAAGAGTACTCAATGGCTCGTTCAGAACTGAATACTATTGTAGATGCTGTTAGAAGATTAAAGTCAAAAGTAGAAAATGGTGAAGGATCTTTAGAAGCATGGGTTCAATCAAAAATCACTAAAGCAGCAGACTATATTGATACCGCAGCAGATTATGTTGCTGGTGGAGAAATGGAAGAGATGAAATGTTGGCCTGGATATGAAAAGAAAGGAACTCAAAAACTTTTCGGCAAAAAGTACAATCGTTGCGTCAAAAAAGAAGATGTAACCATTGAAGATGCTGATGGTAATACTTTTGCCGAAGTTATTGATTTAATTGAGCCAGAACCAATCAAAGGTTTCAAGTCTCAAGTAGATGAGGCAACTAGAATACAAGCAAAAACTGGAAATTTAATGATGGTTATTGCTATGTGGAGAGGAAAGAGTTATTCATTAAAAATGTTTTTCCCACAAGCAAAACTTCCAAGTAAAAAAGAAGTTGAAGAGCAAATTCAAAAAGTGTATCCTGGAGCAAAAGTCATTTACTCCAAGGTAAGTGAAAGAGAACCTGGAGAACCTTTTTTTCAGGTAGAGGATTGGCAAAAAGTAAATAGAAAAGATAGAACAGATGGATTGAGTCAAGATGCGGTTGATGCTTATCGCCGCGAGAATCCAGGATCAAAATTACAAACCGCAGTAACTGAAAAAAAGCCTAAGGGCAAAAGGGCTGAACGTCGCAAGTCTTTTTGCCGCAGAATGAAAGGTATGAAAAAAAGATTAACTTCTGCAAAAACTGCTAGGGATCCAGATTCAAGAATTAATAAGGCTTTACGTCGCTGGAAGTGTAACTAATAATTAGGAGGTTATATTATGTCAAATGATGTTTATCTTGGTAATCCGCTTTTAAAAAAAGCAAATACTCCTATTGAGTTTACTCAAGAACAGATTGAAGAGTTTATTAAATGTAAAGATGATCCCGTCTATTTTGCAAACAACTATGTAAAGATTGTTACTCTTGATCATGGATTACAAACATTTAAACCATATCATTTCCAAGAAAAGTTAATTAACAATTTCCACAATCACAGATTCAATATCTGTAAGATGCCTCGTCAGACAGGCAAATCTACGACAGTAGTATCTTTTCTTCTTCATTATGCTGTATTCAATGATAATGTGAATATTGGCATTCTTGCAAACAAAGCAGCAACTGCTAGAGAACTATTAGACAGATTGCAGACAGCATATGAAAATCTACCAAAGTGGATGCAACAAGGTATCATCTCTTGGAACAAAGGTTCTCTTGAACTTGAGAACGGAAGTAAAATCTTGGCTGCTTCTACTTCTGCTTCTGCGGTTCGTGGTATGTCATTCAATATCCTATTTTTGGACGAATTTGCGTTCGTTCCAAATCACATCGCAGACTCGTTCTTTGCATCAGTATATCCAACAATTACTTCAGGTAAAAACACAAAAGTAATTATTGTATCCACACCGCATGGTATGAATCACTTCTACCGCATGTGGCATGATGCGGAGAAAGGTAAAAATGAATATGTATTCACAGACGTTCATTGGAGCGAAGTTCCTGGAAGAGATGAGGTATGGAAAGCACAAACTATTGCCAACACTTCCGAGCAACAGTTTAAGGTTGAGTTTGAGTGTGAATTTTTAGGTTCGGTTGATACTCTAATCGCACCATCAAAACTGCGAAGTTTAGTTTATGATAACCCAAGAACCCAAAGTGTTGGATTGGATGTGTATGAAGAGGTTAAAGAAGATCATGATTATGTAATTACTGTTGACGTAGCTAGAGGAGTTGGAGAAGACTACTCTGCATTTGTAGTTGTTGATATTACTGAATTTCCACATAGAGTGGTTGCAAAGTATAGAAACAATGAGATAAAACCAATGATGTTCCCAAACATCATATATGAAGTAGCTAAAAATTATAGTAGCGCATATATTTTGTGTGAAGTAAATGATATTGGAGATCAAGTAGCATCACTTCTCCATTACGATCTAGAGTATCAAAATGTTCTTATGTGCTCGATGAGAGGTCGTGCTGGGCAAATAGTTGGTCAAGGATTTTCTGGTAAGAAAACTCAACTTGGGGTTAAGATGTCCAAAACTGTTAAAAAAGTTGGATCTCTTAATCTGAAAACGATGATAGAGGAGAATAAACTTATCTTCAATGATTATGATATTATTAGTGAGTTGACAACTTTTGTATCAAAACACAACTCTTTTGAGGCGGAAGAGGGTTGTAATGATGATTTGGCAATGTGTTTGGTTATCTATGCATGGTTAGTATCCCAAGACTATTTCAAAGAACTCACTGATCAAGATATAAGAAAGAGAATATATGAAGAACAAAAAAATCAGATAGAACAAGATATGGCACCATTTGGATTTGTTGTAGATGGTGTCAGTAGTGAAGATAGTTTTGTAGATTCTAGTGGAGACCGATGGTTTACTGATGAGTATGGTGATATGGCATACATGTGGGAGTATAGATGATGGAATTGGACAAGCAGATAAACTTAGGTCATTTGTTGCTTGTTGATAGAAAATGTAGAGTTTGTGGAGAAACTAAAAATCTAATAGACAGTTTTTATAGAACAAGAAAGGATAGAGGAGCTGTTTCTTCTTCTTACTCATATGAGTGTAAAGAGTGTACGATAAAAAGAGTTGTTTCTAATAGAATGGTAACAGCAGTTCTTGATAAGTGGGAATATCCTGACTGGTAATCTGTTCACGTCCCATTTCCCCTGCGAAAAGTAAGTTTTTAATAAATATTTTGTAGATAAACTGAGACTTTACGGAGAAAAAAATGGCGACTCCTCAATTATCTCCAGGCGTACTCGTCAGGGAAGTTGATCTAACTGTAGGAAGAGCTGATAATGTTTTAGATAATATTGGTGCTATTGCTGGACCTTTCCCAATTGGACCTGTTGATTTTCCTGTTGATATTACCACAGAACAAGAATTAATCAATGTATTTGGGAAACCACTCTCAACAGACTCCCAATACGAATATTGGATGAGTGCTTCATCATTCCTCTCATACGGAGGTATTCTTAAAGTTGTAAGAACTGGTGGAACAACTCTTAATAACGCAAATGCTGGTGTAGGTGCAGCAAATACAACCTCACTAGACATTGATAACTATGATGATTATCTGAATAATCACATAGATGCAAATGATTTTACTTGGGCAGCAAAGAATCCAGGTTCTTGGGCAAACTCATTAAAAGTTTGCGTAATTGATGACCTGGCAGACCAAATTATTGGTATTACTACAACGGATTTGGGTAATGCTGGCGCTGCCATTGGTTATGGTATTACAGCAGCAGTTTCTGGCACTCTAGCAGGTTCTGGAAGCACTTCTACATTTACTGGACATCTGAAAGGAATTATTACAGGTGTTTCTACTGATGCCACAAACGCTGCTAGTACAATCACAGTAAAGATTGTTTCTAGAGTTTCTTCAGCAGGAACAGAAACAAAGATTGATTACGCTGAGGGTGGGGCGTTTAACTCTTTCGATACTTCAGATTCAATTTACTTTGTAAACAGTTCTGGAATTAACACTGGTGTTTCTGCTACTGTACCATACACACCAGCAACTGTAACTGACTGGTATGACCAACAAACTCTTGGTCTAACAAATAGCACAGTTTTCTGGAAGTCCATTGCTCCAAAACCATCATCAAATGCATATTCTCTTGATAGAAACGGAAAGGGTGATGGCATCCATGTAGTTGTTGTTGATGATTTAGGAAATGTAACTGGCATTCAAGGAAACATTCTTGAGAAGCATGTAGGACTTTCAAAAGCACTTGATTCTATTTCTTCAGTTAATTCTCCACAGAGAATTTGGTATGAGCAGTATGTTGCTGATTTCTCAACTCAAGTTTATGCTGGAGGAAATCCATCATCTGCTGCCGATGCTTATTGGGGAACTGCTCCAAGAGCTACTGGATTCACAACTTATAGTGGAGTTGCTGCAGCATCCTTTACTCCAATTACAACTGGAGATGGATTATGGGGTCAGAATGCACAAGACATTACTTTCTCCGCAATTGGAAACGTAACTTATACTTTGAGTGGTGGTGTTGACTACTCATCTGCTGGGGGAATGCAAGCATCTCTTGGCAATCTAATCACTTCATATGGACTTTTCTCAAACAAAGATGAAGTGGAAGTTGATTACTTAATCATGGGTCCTGGACTGACAGACAGAGCAGATTCTCAAGCAAAAGCAAACTACTTAATCTCTCTTGCGAATGAAAGAAAAGATTGTATTGCTACTGTTGGTCCTCACAGGGCAGACCTAATTGGAATCACAAATACCACAACTCAAACAAATAATCTAGTAAACTACTTCAGTTCACTTTCATCTTCATCTTATGCGGTATTTGATAGTGGATACAAGTACACCTACGATAGATTTAACAACAAGTTCCGCTATATTCCATGTAACGCTGATGTTGCTGGTTTAATGACTCGTACAAACATTGTTGCTTTCCCTTGGTTCTCTCCTGCTGGACAACAACGTGGTATTATCAACAATGCCGTTAAGTTGGCATATAATCCCAGCAAAGCTCAGAGAGACAAATTATATCCACAAAGAGTAAACGCTATTGTTACTCAACCTGGCATTGGAACACTTCTATTCGGTGATAAGACTGCTCTAGGATACGCCTCAGCGTTTGATAGAATCAATGTTCGCCGTTTGTTCCTCACAATTGAGCAAGCACTTCAGAGAGCAGCACAAGCACAACTCTTCGAACTGAATGACGAACTAACAAGAGCAAACTTCAGAAACATCGTTGAACCATATCTCCGTGATGTTCAAGCAAAGAGAGGACTTTATGGATTCTTAGTTGTTTGCGATAGTTCTAACAATACTCCTGATGTTATTGACAATAATGAATTCAGAGCAGACATCTTCCTGAAGCCTGCCAAGTCTATTAATTATGTGACCTTGACCTTTGTTGCTACCAGAACTGGTGTAAGTTTTGAAGAAGTAGCTGGTACAGTTTAACTTTATAATCTAAATAACAAAAGGAGGACTTAACAATGGCAACAACAAAAGAAAACAAAACTATTTCAGTTTAAATCATCACTCGCTGGGGGTGGTGCCCGCCCCAACCTATTCGTAGTCGAGATGACATTGAGTGAACTTGGATTTGACCTTCCAACATTTGATGCTGACAAATTCCAGTTTATGTGTAAAGCAGCACAGCTTCCAGCACAAAACATTGGATCTATTGATGTTCCTTTCCGTGGAAGAACATTCAAGGTAGCTGGTGATAGAACTATTGACGCTTGGACAGTAACTGTTATCAATGATGAAGACTTTGTATTGAGAAGAGCATTTGAAGAGTGGTCAAATCAAATTGCGAGTCTTGAACTCAATCTTGGAGCAACTAATCCATCAGCATACATGGCTTCTGCCAGAGTATTCCAACTGGGAAGAGGATCAAAAGCAAATCTTCCAGGTGGCAGCCTAGATAATAGTGGAAATGCTAACGCTGTTCTTGCCGAGTATGAGTTTGTTGATATTTTCCCAACAAATGTCTCAGCAATTGATCTTTCATATGATTCTTCAGATACAATTGAAGAGTTTACTGTTGAATTCCAAGTTCAGTCATTTAACATAGTTGCGGCGGGCGGTTCTAACGGTTAATAAATAGTCCAAGGATTAATTCTAAACTAATAAATTATGGCAAAATTATTTGGATTTTCTATAGAAGATAATGAACCACTATCTCCTAGTGTAGTCTCCCCTGTCCCTCAAAATAATGAGGACGGGGTTGACCACTACATGAGTAGTGGTTTTTTTGGTTCGTATGTAGATATTGAAGGAGTTTACAGGACAGAATATGAATTAATCAAAAGATACAGAGAAATGGCACTTCATCCAGAAGTTGATAGTGCCATTGAAGATATTGTAAATGAAGCAATTGTATCGGATACTAATGATACTCCAGTTCAAATAGATCTGGATAATCTAAATGCTAGTGACGGAATTAAAAAGAAAATCAGACAAGAATTTAAATTTGTTCTAGATTTACTTGATTTTGATAAAAAGAGTCACGAAATTTATAGAAATTGGTATATTGATGGAAGACTTTACTATCACAAAGTAATTGATTTAAAAAATCCCCAAGAAGGAATTCAAGAGTTGCGTTATATTGACGCAATGAAGATGCGTTATATTAGGCAGAACAAAAAGAAACCAGAAGATAGATTTAATATTTCAAAAATTCAAAGCGATAATCCAATGGATTATAGCTTTCCAGATATTGAAGAATATTTTATCTACAACCCCAAAGGTTCGCAACCCACAGGAAACATTAATGCTACTGGAGCGAGCCAGGGAATTAAAATGTCCAAAGACTCAATTACATATTGTACTTCGGGTCTTGTTGATAGGAATAAAGGAAATACACTTTCATATCTTCACAAAGCAATTAAATCACTCAATCAACTTCGCATGATTGAAGATAGTCTTGTTATTTACAGACTATCACGCGCACCAGAAAGAAGAATTTTCTATATTGATGTAGGTAATCTGCCGAAAGTAAAAGCAGAACAATATCTTCGTGATGTTATGATGCGTTATCGTAATAAGTTA